TTGGACAAAAAGAATCTATCTCATCCGATCCTTTCTAAACTTAAAGATTAAACTATTAAAATAAGAAAATGGCATCCGTTTCTGCGTTTAACGATATGATGGGTCAATTTCTTGTGGAATTGCACAAGACTTTTCCAGATGAAAAAGGCATTAAGAAAATGATGACATCCTTCGATGTACTGAAGTCATCCAACCCGCGTCTCGTTGTAGATGCTTTCATGAATGGTGTTTCGCCCTACGCTGATAAGATTTCCGCGAAGGATGAAACATTTCTCCTCAAGGAGATTGATACAATCGATTTCCTCAAGGATCTCAATATTAAGTCCTATTGGGTGAGAATGACAGCCAATACAAAGGCTGCGACATGGCAGTATCTACAGACACTGTACATGCTTGGCACTACGATTACTTCAATCCCAGATGACACTTTGAAAATGATCGAAGGGATCGCGAAGGACTGTGCTGACAAGATGCAGGATGGTGATGGAGAACTTAATCAGGAAGCTCTTATGAAAATGATGGGCAATATGCTTGGTAGTCTTCCTAAAAAATAAACCTCAACCTATACTAAATGAAAGTTTGGTTTGAGGATCCTCAACAACTATTCAGGACCGATAAAATTTCTCAGTTCTGGCCAACCAGTGAGCAAACACCAGAAGATCGCATCAATGCTGCTTCTCGATTTGTTATTTACGCCAGTTCTATGATTTATGTCATTCGTCGTGATCCTAGGATATTTGTATTAGCTGCGACCGTTCTATCTGTCATATATGTTCTTTATAAGTCTAAGATGGTGACGAATACGATTGGATATACCACGAAAGGTGAAAAACCGTGTCAAATGCCAACGAAGGAAAATCCAATGGCTAATGTTCTCATCACCGACTTTACAGATGCCCCAAACAGGTTGGAGGCGTGTTACTACCCAACCGTAAAGTCATACACAAATAACTATATAAGCGGTGACCTCCCAACGGATGGTGGAAGATCGCGTTCCCCCCTTCCCAAGTACATGCGAAACGCTGTAGATCGTCAGTTTGTGACGTCCCCCGTTTCTAAAATTCCAGGGGATCAGACTGCGTTCGCGGAGTGGTTGTATGGTCCCAAGAATGGACCCATGTGCAGGAGTGATAGTAGGTACTGTGACCCAAATGCGAGGGGTGTCCAACTCGAGGCGTTCGCGGGTCTGGGTGGTGATGGGGACATCAGGGGTCCCCGGGGTGGAGGAAGTGTGCGAGGTGGCGGTGGAACGTACAGTTAGATTAAAATTCTTATGTAATAATAAATGGCATATCAGCTTCAACCAGGTCTTTCTAGAGTTCAAAATGCTGGTGCTCTTCCTCCCGTGAAGGCAACTGATGAAATTTTCGTGTATCCCCAGCCCAGTAGTATCAACTGTGGTAGCTGCCGACCAAATACCATGCTATATGGTACTGCCCCTTACATGGCGGGTAAGGGTTCCCCAGCCCAATACATCGACACAAGTGATCAACTCCGCCCACAATCCACCTCTCGTTTTAACAAGAACATAGTTCAAACTTATGAGCGTCGTCTTTTCCCCCTGTCCAATATGGAGTGCAAAGTTCCCCTCCGTACAATAAGCTATGAACCTATGAGCACTCGAGCAGAGGTCCAAAATGGTCTCTTTCAAAAAAGGTACGCTAATAAAAATGTCGGCAACATGTAAGAATGGCTGATCCCATTTCACTCATGGCTGTTGCTGGTTTGATATACGCTGGTCGAACTTTGAGTACTAAGTCTGTTGCTCCACCTCCCATGGAGGCGGTTCAACAAACAGTAGCCAAAGATCCCATAGTAGAAGTCGAAGTCAAAAATGATAATTTTAGTCCTATGACCGGGGTACCCCAAAAGAGGGAGATGGAAAGTTTCGGTGATATCACTATGCAACAGCGAAGTGGTGGCCAGGAAATTTTGAACATGAGGAATCGTTTGTATGACCAAGGTCGAATGAACAACCTATCACCTATAGAAAAACAACTGGTTGGTCCAGGCCTCGGTGTAAGTGCTGATACACCCGCAGTTGGTGGATATCAGCAAATGTTCAGGGTAAATCCAGAGAATGTTGGTGCATACAGGCTAACCACCCTCCCAGGTAGATCCGGTCCAGCCGGTGATATTACGGGTGGTCGATCCGCTGTTGTCGGGGAACTTACCCATAATAAGCCAGATACAACTGCATTTCTCCCCTCTCGCTTGCCCACGATGGCGGGTCGTGCTCAAGGTATGTCTGGTGTAGTACCACGAAACGAGCATGAGAGAACTAAACGTACAACAAACCGTTCGGAAACCGGTCTTCGTAACGATGGCCTCGGTTTCAATGGCGCGAAGCGATTTGTATCTGCTCAGACAATGTCTCAAGATCCTACCCGATTTAAGAGTGATCGCAACGATGCGCAGTACAATTACCAGAACCAAGCCAGTCCAGGTATTACCAACTTCCAGGGTGGTTATACCAATAGCGCTGCTGCTAAGGTAACCGCAAAGACGGATGAAGAGCTCATGAAGTATGGTTTCCGTCCCGATGATCGTCGTGGTAAGCCCAATCGTATGGGTAACGCGGGTCGTATGAATGTTCGTGAGAGCGCCCTCAAACAAGGTGGTCGTCTCACAACGGTTCGTTCTGACACAAGCCGTATCGATGGTCGTGTAGCCGCCGCCAACGGTGGTTGGACCCAACAGTATCAACAGAAAACCTTCCATCAATTCAACGCCTACAAGGGTAAGGCGAACCCAAATACATGCGATTTAGACATCGCCAAGCGCCAGCTCCAGAACAACCCCCTCGCACATGGAATATATCAGTAAGTGTTTTAGATTTCAAATAAAAACAGTCATTAAAATAGTATACCTCTATTTTAATGAAGGTCTATAACCTCTCTATCGACAGCAGTGAAAGGCAAACGAATTTGTATTCATATGCGAATAATTACGTTGTCACTTTAGAGAATCCAATTTATGACGTATCCCAAATTAAATTAATATCTGGTCGGATCCCCACACCACAATTGGCATCATCTGCTACCAATAAAACGTTCAGTGTCGATGGAAATGTTTTCATACTTAATGAAACAAATTATGCGAATGGTTATGTTCTAGCGGAAGATTTAGAAACAGTCCTCGCCCCACCAGATTCTAACATAAGTTTGGTTGTGTATGACGAAGAAACACAGGCTTTAAACTTTTCAAATGTGGGAAACTCTAATGCTTTTACACTCGAGTTTCAATCGGGAACAAATGGATATCAGAATACTTCATCACTTGTGACGACACCACACCAACTCATGGGTTTTAGTTCTAAAGATTTTAGTTCAAATGCTAATTGTGAAATTAGATCCGGTGCGATTAATCTTAACGGACCTAATTCACTGGTTATGAAATTAAGTGCGGGATCTGATGAGTTTAGTCAGGACATATATTCATCAACACCATTCTATACGGGACATATAGTTCTAGATGGCTCGGATTTTATAAATTTTAACGGTGCAGATGATCCGTTAATCCACCACTTTCACTCTGGACCTCAGAAGTTTATTCAAGATATACGTGTTGAATTTTTCTACATGAGCCATGGTCGTTTCATTCCATATGATTTTAGAAATCAAGATCACATCTTAAAGTTTGAAATTACATGCTCTACAGACAAATTAGAAGGACTACCCAAAGTCACCGATCCGGATTTAATGACGGCGGTCCTCGATGAGGAAGAATCTATAAACATACCAGAGGTAAAGAATGTTTATGGATGGAAACAGGAATACACTTATATCACATCAATTGTTATGTTAGGGTTATTCCTGACATTTATTATGAAAGGTCGGCCTCGGAGAAGAATTACCGGGTGATCGCATAGAGAGGTTGCGCTGGCTTCTGGACACGACCGTTGATGTTCGAGATGATGAGATAGACAATCACGGAAAGGAGAGTGGTGAGAACCGCGGTAAGCGCATACTGGGTACCACCATTCTTGGGGACCTTTATGAGCTGGGTAATAGACCAACGGATGAAATCCATCCAAGCCATGGCCGCGGAGAAAGAGAACCCACCAACAATTGAGTTGAGAGTTTGAGTCTGGAGCTCTTGGGTGACGAGGTCAACAGTAGCAAGGGCGGCGGAAACAGTGGACATTATGTTTAATGTACCCTGAGAAAATTATTCCGGTAACAACTCTTCCTTTTTGGCTATTTTTTTAAATTTTTTCTTTTTTATTGTTTTTGTTTTCGAGAACAAATCTTCGTCATCAGAAGAATCGTCACTAGAGCTACTAAAAGATTCATATACTTTGAACTTAGTATTTGAAAAAGACCATCCTTCAGGCTCAGGTGTGCTCATTACTATTAATGGCATTTTTTAACATCTGTTCCGCCGGGTTTTGGGGTACCCAATTTTCCCAATTGTCGTAGGCTTGGTTCATGGAAATGAATTTTTCTTCATCCCCATAATATTTCACAAATGGTGGGCAATCCTCCTGGGGAACTTCCTCTATTCCCACCTCTTCCTCTTCCTCTTCCTCTTCCTCGTTGTAGATTTCGGGGAACAAAGTTCCAACATTTTGACCAACTGTATTCATCGCACAGTACTTTGTTGCATATTCCAAATCTTCTGGGAGTATAATATCTCTTCCACAAGCTTTGGAATA